CAGACGGCAATTGGCTAGTTTGGGACGGTGCCGGTAATACCACTGTTCGGGCACGTATAGCTGATCCAACAAGTAATCCAGCAGTAGGTGTTGATCTTCAGGAATTTCGCGTACAGATAAGAAAATCCGCATCAGGCGGCAACGATCCTGGTTGGTCACTAGAACTTTGGGAGCTTATATCCTCTACCTATACACAGGTTTCCGTTCTTGCGACAGGAACAACTACCACTCTCAATCCCGGCGAAGTTATTTCTGGTAAGTGGAATGCCAACTTACTGACAGACCCTGACGGATCAGAGGTTCTTATAGCACTAATACAAACAAGCGGCGCAACGGGCAATCCAAGTAATCAGCGCGGCGTAGAAGTTGGTGCGTTCAAGTGGATTGTTGACCTTGGAGCTTTAGCAGATCAAACGGCAAATGGCTCGCCTTCAATCACCCCAATTACAGCGGCCGGTGTAGCAGAAAGAATTGAAACAGCAGATGGCTCACCTTCAATCACTCCAATTGAAGCTGCCGGTACAGCAAGACAAGAGCGTTCGGCAAACGGATCACCAAGTATCACACCAGTTGAGGCTGCCGGTGTAGCAGAGAGGATTGAAACAGCAGATGGTTCGCCCTCAATCACACCTGTTGAAGCGGCTGGCGTAGCGGAGACAATTAGAACGGCCGATGGATCACCGAGCATCACGCCAGTAGAGGCAAGTGGTGCAGCAATCGGACCAAGCGGTGGCGCAGATCAAACTGCTGACGGCAGCCCATCAGTTACCAAATTTACAGCTTCTGGTAATTCATTCATATGGCCGAGAGTTTATCTCAACGCAACAGAGACGCTTGTCGGTGCAACAGAAATGACAGTTCAGAGTGTGGCGGCAGACGGAACATCAATCACGTTCGATGACAATGTTGGATTCCCAACAGGATCATTATTTCTTGGGGTTGAAAATAGAAACAACGGGGACGTAGGTTGGATAGCAGTCACGGTGGCAGTCAGCGGCCCAACAGTTGTCTTTGGATCATTTGGAGCCTAGTGCTATAATCTAATTATGAGAATGAGACCCAGAATTCCTTGCACAGTAACCCCGACAATCGGATTCGATGTCTATGGGGCCGAACAACTTGGTGATTCGATAAGCACAAAGTGCGCGATCATCAGTCTTTCGTTGAAGTCCGGTCCAACGTCTGTTCGCACAGACTCGGCTGCCTCGAGAGGATCGGGTAACGAAAGAACGTCAGAGGCGAGAATATTACTGGCTCCAGGAATAGCATCGATAAATTCAAAGGTAGAAGTCAGTGGACAAACACTGAGGGTCATCGCGATTGACCCAAGACACGTTATGGGAGGCGCACACGATCACGACGAAGTGGATTTAGTAATATGGGCCTAAAGGCAAATTTCTCAGCCAATCAAGTTTCAGATGAATTAAGGAAAAGAGGCAAAAGAGCAAACCTGGCATTGAGAAATCGCCTCAAGGAAGCGGCCGAAGAAACACACGCAGTCATGAGGATGCTCACTCCGTACAAGAGCGGAACATTACAGCGAGCGGTTCGAATCAAAAGGAATAGCGCAGATAGTTGGACTATCTGGATAAATGAAGATCAAAAAGTGCCGAAGAAAAGGGGTAGCAATGGTGACGCACAAGGTCGATACGTAAGGGATTATCTCCTGAAGATAGAGAGTGGTAATTTCGAAGCTATCGGCCCTCGATCAAGGGAAAAAGAAGGGTACGTAAATAAGCGCAAACTGGCGGGATTAGGGGTCAAAAGATCGCCACAAGGCACATATGTTGGCGGTGTATTTTTTGGCAGAACGATAGACGCTCTTGAGATAAAATGGCACAGGCGTTTCAAGAAGGCTTTCAAGTCCGCGATGGAACGCGGTCTTATATAGAATTTCAATAAAGGCTTAAAAATGAGTTACTTACTGAACATCGCACAACATTTACAAGACTCCGGATTGGGTAACTACACCGGTGCTGGGAAGGATATTTTCGTGTATCAGATGCCAGATAGGGTGGATTCAGCCATCTTACTGAAGGACGCACCGCTGGGAACTCCCATCGATCACGAGCTACCGGGATATTTCTCGACGGAATTTTATGCTATTGTAAGGGCTACAGAACATGCGAAAGGTGAAGCCACCGCAAATGCTATGTCGACCGCCCTCACGATCAACGAAAGCGGTGTATATGGTGGCCTTGCAGTGAACTTCATTCGACCACGCATAGTTCCGATGGTTTTTCCGGTGTCGGAGGGTGACTACATTGAGTTGTTAGTTATCTACGATATCAATTTTTGCACCTAGTTAGGAGATACAACGCATGTCGTCATCCACAACCAATGTCAAGCTCGGCATTTGCACTATCGTTTTCGGCGGTGTCGACCTGGGTTACACCAAGGGCGGTGTCGAGGTTGAAGTAGCCACCGAAACGTACAAGTCGATGATCGATCAATTCGGCAACACTCCAATCAAAGAATACATTACCGCTCGAACGTGTGTGGTTCGTTGTCCACTGGCTGAGACGACCCTTGAAATTCTCAAGGATATCATGCCGGGCAACACATTCATCGATAACGCAACCAAGCAGGTTACGACTTTCGTTGAAGCCCTGCCGGTCGACGCGACCATCTACAGAATCACCGTAAATGGCGTCGATTACGAGTTTTTGACGACAAGTACCGTTCCTGCTGATCTGGCCAATGGACTGTTAGCTGTGGTCAACGCTGATCCGGCTCGTGCGATGGACGCAACAGCACCCGCCGACGATCTGATTTTGACGGCTCGAGTTTCAGGAAAGTCTTACATTGCAATCGAAGCAACGGACAGCCCTGGCGCATTCGATACGGTTACCGATACGACACCTTCTGCTTCTGGCAGCAAGCGCGTCGATGTCACCACGAACATCTCGGCCGATCTCCTGGCTCTGGCGTCCACACTCAAACTGCATCCAGTTTCGGCTGGCGCAGATTTGAACGAAGACTTTACGGTTCCACTGGCTGCAACTGGCGGTGCCTTGACATTCAGCTTCAAGCTGGACGAGGAGCGGATTTACAATGTCGAGTTCAACGCTTATCCTGATGACACCCAGGGTGGACTGTTGTTCCAAGTCGGAGACACATCAGCGTAATAGACTGATTGTCGAACGAAAGTAAAAGCGGTGGCGGCTCCAGAAGGGGCCGCCACTATTTATTGACTCTTTAGAGGGAGTACCAAAATGACCAAACCCACCAAAAATACCCAGACCGAAGCTCGTTTTCTTGATCTTGATGCACTCGCACCAGAGGTCGCAGTCTCTATCTTAATAAACGGCAACAAGCATGAGATGGCGGAGATGTCAGTTGCGGATTTTGTGTGGGCGCAGAAGTTATCCGGTGAACAATCCAAACTAGACCCGAGTGATATGGACAACGAGGGTTACGAGAAGGTCATGCAAAGTATGATCGAGGTTCTTAGTCGACAGTTCCCGACATGTCCTCGAAAGGAAATAGAAGCTCTTCCAATCGTCAAGCTGACGGCTCTGATTAAGTTTACCGGTCAGTTGGGCGCTGAAGGCGCTGAAGCGGCAATCGCAGAGGCCGCAGAAGAGGGAAAAGTAATACTGGAGCCGGAGGAGAAGACCTCGACGGACCAGTAACAATAGATTTTGGATTTTTGTTTTGCAGGGTTTGCAGCACATACTCACTCTCTCCAAACGAAGTCCTATCGATGCCAGTAAAGCGGTTCTGGTTGTTTGACAAGAACGTATCGAGAATAGAGGCAACGGGCAGTATCCAAACTCTTGATTTGATGGTCGCATCTGGGAGTAAGGACGGATACGAAGATATGCACGAACGCCTCAAGCAGCAGATTGGAGTTATTGCTCTCGAAGCGCCTAAGTTGGACAGCGAAGGTCTTGCTGGCTTGAGAGACATGGTGCAAATAAGGTAGCTTAGGTGGCAACTACAATTTCCAAGTTAGAGGTCGAACTGACCCTGGATTCGAAGAATTTCGAGGCCAGAATCCGTGGTTCAAAAGAAGCTCTAAAAGCGTTTTCAACTGTGGTCGGAAAGGCCGACAGAAAGGTTAAGCGCCACGAAAAGAACGTTCGCAATCTCAGTACCTCATTTCGACACACCGTAGTCACCCTTGGTCTTTTGCGAGACGCCCTGAGAACCGCATGGCGAGTGTCAGGCGGTCTGGTTCAGGGCATTGTCGATGTCACCGCCGAATTCGAACGACTGAACGTTCTGCTTACTGGAATGAGCAAGGGCGTCACCGCTATGGAGAAGATGACTGACGCGGCGGACCAATTCAACCAGGTAATTGACCTGGCCAAGAATGCCCCGTTTGCAGTCAAGGAACTCACAAGTTCGTGGGTCAAGTTCAAATCTGTTGGAGTCGACCCAGCTACTGGCTCTCTAAACGCTCTGGTTGACGCTGTATCAGCTTTTGGTGGTACTGGTGACATCTTGCATCGAGCGACCATTGCAGTCCAGCAGATGGCTGGTAAGGGCGTTATAAGCATGGAGGAGCTTCGCCAGCAGATGGGTGAAGCAGTTCCACAGGCGATGGTACTACTGGCGCGTGGTATGAACATGTCCGTTGGCGATATGGTGGATGCCATTTCAAAGGGTGCTGTTGTAGCAAAACCGGCTCTACAGAAGCTGTTCGCAGAGTTTGACCTTACGTTTGGTGGCGCATCACAAAGACTTATGGAGACGTACATAGGCTCCCTGGCTCGACTGTCTACGGTCTGGCAGTTGACGTTGAAGGAGATGGGCGAGGCCAGTGGGTTGTTTGAGGCGGTCAAGGGTGAAGTCAAACTTTTGATCGAGCAGTTGGATGATCCAGCCGTTCGTCGATTCGGCATTGATATTGCCAGCGGCATGGTCAAAGCATTCGTGCTTCTGGTCGACGCCATTAGAAAGTCGGTTACGTGGCTGAGTGAACATTCAAAGATGATATGGAAGGTCGTAGCTGCTTGGGGTGCTTGGAAGGCTATGGGAATATTAAAAGCCCTTATGCTAACCAACGTAGTATTGAGGCAGATGACGAGAACACTGTCATTGTTGGCAGTGGCGGGTCTAGCGCCGCTATTTGGAAAAACAGCAAAGGCAGCGGCAGCAATGAGATTGCTGGGTGGTAGCGTAGGAATGGTCGGCAAGGCACTCAAGGCGCTAAGACTGTCAAGTATTATCGGCATCATACTGTCTGTTGCTGCCGCACTTTGGGGATGGTGGAGAGCTTCGAAGTCGGTTAATGAGGCGACAGAAACAGGTATCGAACAGGTAAGAAAGTATGGCGAGGCAGCGTCTGAGGCCAGCATTAATCTTGCCAAAACAGAAGTGATGGTAGGTAGAAAACGAGTAGCAGAACAGAAAAGGATTC